ATGACAATGCGTTAGCAAGCGAATTAGTCGAAAATCCAGAGTGGGAATATGGACAAGTAGCGGAACGCATTGCTGAACTCAAAGCTCAACAGGAGGAGGTATGAAACTAGAGTATGAAGAAATACCAGATAATAATAAAAAACGTAAGATATTTAAGAAAAAGGAGTTAGATATGGAAGCAAAAGTAAAATCACAAGTTAAGCATAGTAAAACGAGTCATCGTCAAGATGGCGATTCGGAAAAGACAAAAAACACACTTAGTGTTTACACATATTTGAACTTTAAGCAATTTGGTTTAGCAGCTAGGATTGAAGACGGTATTAAAATTACTGTTCTATGGTTCGAGACTCACATCAAGTTTGAAAAACGATAAGGGGGATAGAATAATGGCAGAACAACAAATGGTATCAATGAATGTAGACCCAGAGATTGTAAACGCAATCATCCGCAAGAACATAGAAACATCATTGCTTGCAGCGATGGGTAATGAAAGCGAAAAAGGTGCAATACTTGACGCTATTGTTATGTCTTCTATGAAAACAAAGGTTAATGCAGAAGGTAAAATATCTAATTACTCTTCAGATAATAAGTATGAATACTTAGAGGTGAAGGTACAGCAAATAATCCGTGGTGCAGTCCGAGAAGCACTAGACAAATATGTTGAGAGTCAAGCAAATCCTTTGAAGAAAGCTATCAAAAAAGCTATTGAAGATAATGCACAGCATATTGCTAATAACTTGGTTAAGTCTTTTGCTGAGTCTGCTGGTAGTAGCTGGAGATACAAAGTAGATTTGCACGTAGACACAAAGCAAGACGATTAAGGAGTTTTATGGCAAGGAAGAAGAAAATAGAACAAGTCGGGCAGGGGAATCTTCTATCTGGCGAAATCGAAGGTCTTGATAAACTTGTCAGTAAACCAGAGGTTCTGGAACATGATGGTTTGAAAGTTGTCAAGCTGATTGTATCAGAAAAAGAAGTGAACACGCCCAAATATGTCGAAACGGCATTGGCGATAGCACGTAAATTAGTACCAGATATTAAGTCAAAAGAGAAACCACCATGGTTACAACAGGGGTGGCAAGTTAAAAGACGTAAGAAACAGGCAGGTATACTATGAAGTATCCGAGAGCACTAGAGATAATGCTATCGGGGGAAAATGTACTACTCACAGGTCAAGCAGGTTCAGGTAAATCATGGACAATCAATGAGTTTGTGAAACAAGCAAAGAAGCACCGCAAGAAGATTGTTGTAACAGCTACAACAGGACTTGCATCATCACACATTGGTGGTCAAACTATACACAGTTGGTCTGGCATAGGGTTAGATAACTACCTGCACGAAGACTATATATACACAATGAGCGAAACTAGGAAGAAGGATATTCGTAAAACAGACGTTCTTATCATAGATGAGATAAGTATGATGCACGATTATAACCTGGATATGGTTGATGAAGCCATGAGGCTTATACGTGAGAATGATAAGCCATTTGGGGGGATTCAGGTTATCCTAGTTGGAGATTTCTTTCAGCTACCACCAGTAAAACAGGGTGGCTCGGGAAACTTTGTTGTGTTTAGCAAAGTATGGAAACGCATGAATGTCAAGGTATGTTACCTCGAAGAGCAGTTTCGACAGGACGATGCAGACTTACAGGACATCTTGAATGCTATGCGTGATGGAACGTTGAATCAACGCCATCTGCAACTCTTGAAGAGTCGCATAGGACACAAGGCAACCGATAATGTTACACGACTATACACGTTAAACGTAGATGTTGAGAATATCAATAATCAGAAGTTAGACGAACTAGCAGGGGACACGCATTATTTCTTGCGTACAACTCGGGGAAGTTCTTGGAACGATGCACAAATATTACAAAAGAATGTTCTAGCACCAGAGACACTGAAACTTAAAACAGATGCAGTAGTCATGGCAGTTAAGAACGACCCAGAAGGAAGGTTTTTCAATGGCAGTATCGGAACGGTACAGGGATTTTCTGGTGACGGTTTTCCTATTGTTGATTTTGGCGATATGTACGCCTACACGGTCTACCCCGAAGAGTGGGAATACAAACGTGGTGATAGAACGACAGCAGGATTAACACAGATACCATTAAGGTTAGCATACGCTATCACAGTACATAAATCGCAGGGAATGACACTAGACACAGCAGAAGTAGACCTATCAAATGCTTTCGTAGAAGGTATGGGATATGTAGGTCTATCACGAGTAAGAAGCCTCAAGACTCTATACCTAAAAGGTTTTAATCAGAGGGCATTGATGGTTAGTCCAGTGGCAAGAGCAATCGACACTAAGTTTAAGGAGAAGAGTAAAGAAAATGAATAGGAATATCAACTTACTAGAAAAACTTTTGAAGCGTAAAATACGTTTAGATGACCTTGCGAAACGCAAAACTATCAAACGTAGAGCACAGAAAAAGTTCGCACGTAAAACTAAGCAAGCACAAAGGAGAATGAAGTAATGCAAGGTGATTTAAGGGCAGAACTAGATGAGGCAAGGGAAGAGATTGAAGACCTAAACTCTGAGCTAGAAAATGCCAGGGATGAAAATGACACACTACAAGAAGAAGTAGATAGCCTGGAAAGTCAACTAGACGATAGGTATGACGAAGGGTATAATCAAGCACTGGAAGACATCAAAGCACACGCTGAAGAAATTGAGCGATAAAAAAAGAACACCTGGCAGGGGATACCAAGTGTTCAAAGAAAGGAGTTAAGCGTAGAGTAACGACAAAGAAATCTCTACACCAAGTATTATACCATAACTCCTTTCTAATGTCAATAGCCCAGAGATGGAATTGTAAATAGTACAACATATTTTTGGCAAAAACTATTGACTTTTGTGGTCAAGTTTGATATAATACCCAGTATGAAAGGCAAAGATGATATTAACAATAATAGTATTAGTGGCTTTGGTCGTGACGTTACTAGTCTCGAGAAAGTTCGTAAAGGAGTTAGATAGTGAGTAAACTATTCAAATATAATAGCAAGCTCGTAGGGGTAACTTTTGAAGGTAGGCAAGCAGTCATATCTACACTCAAAGGTGATGAGCCACTACGTGTAAGGCGAGAAGCAGACAACGAATACGACCCAAATGCAGTAGCAGTTGACGTAAAAGTTGGTGAGGAACTGTTGCCGATTGGCTACATAGCAAAAGACAAGAATCTTGAAATTGCTAAGTCACTCGATGCAGGTATCCCAGTAGAGATTAAGCTGGCAAGTATTACAGGTGGCGATGGTAAGAGTTTCGGTGTTAATATCGAACTACAGTACCAAGAAGCACCGAAGAACGCAACAGTCGCAGCACCAGTCAAGACGGAAGAAACTTTCGTTAAACCGACTAAGGCTGAGATGCAAAACGTTCTACGTTACTTGACCCAGGTAGTCGATGCTAGTGGTAAGAAGACAGTCGAACCTACCATGTACAATTCGGTACTGTTGGGTAAGAACATAGAAGTCCAAGAAGTAAATGGTCACAAACGACTTGAAGGATTCTTGAGTGGTAGTAAGTTCCCAGAACAGTTCTACGCTCCATTTGATGAAGAGCAAATCCTTGAAGCAATGGTTAAGAAGTACGAAGTCAAGAAGGAAGACTTGCTTGCAATGTGGGGTATCAACTCTGATATTTCTACAAACTTTGGCAATGCAATTCACTTTGCGATGGAGAACTACGACAAGAACCATGTTCTAGGCGAGAAAGTTCGGAACTATGTAAAGAAACCTACTAAGGCAAATCCAGAAGGTGTATTATCCGCTAACAAAGCGTTGAACCGTAACCCATTCTTGCAAAAGATTGTGAACGACTTCCACGAAAAGTTTGGTGGCGATTACATCCGATTCAACGAAGAGTTTGTGTGGGACAAGGGTCTGAAGTTGTGTGGTTCTATTGACCGTATCAAGGTTGTAGACCTCAAGAAACGAATCATTCGTATCCAGGACTTCAAGACAGATGCAGATGTACATGAGACTAAGTACCAGTTAACGACTAGTCCGTTCTACCGCTTGACACAGGGTGAAAACCCAGTCATGGGTAAAGAACTATTGGACTACCACTGGTTACAGCTTTCATTCTACGCATTCATCTTGCAACGTGCAGGTTGGAAAGTAGAAGGACTCGATGTATACTGGGTCAACGGTGAGAAATTAGCCAATGGTGAAAATCCTTGGGAAGAGTTCAGTCACGATGTGATTGATATAACAGCAGTAATTGTAGGAGAAGAGTAAATGAGTCAAGCATATAAAGTAGCACAGGCATTCCAAGCAACAGTAAGCAAGGAAGACAAAACGCCTAAGACAGTAGAACTGAATGGTAACACATTCAACGCATGGAAAGTAAAACTCGAAGGTCAAAGCGACAAGGGTTGGATTAACGTAAACAAAAAGCCAGGTAACGAGATTAAGCCAGGTGATGAACTCTACGGAGACATTAAGCAGATTGATGGTAAGTTTGGAACATTCTATAACTTCAGTTCTGCATCACGTCCACTAGGTGAACAGGCAGCACCTGCAGCACAACCAAGTGAGGGTGAAGACTGGACTTCTAATCTTAGTACAGAACTTGCACACGACAAGCTAGATTACATTATCGGTCTTGTTGAAGCAATCGCAGAAAAAGTAGGCTCTAATCCAGCACAGCCTAGCACAACAGCTCCAGGGTCTCCAGACCTAGACGATTTGGACATCTAATATGAACCCAGAGCAGACAGCAGAACTAATTGGGAAGATTATGAAAATCAACCATCAGTTGTCTGACGAGGCGTTTCTAAAAAGTCTATCGGGTGATGTTCTTTCATACATTGGGGTAAAACTCAGTGCTATGAAAGCATCACTCCTGGATGTCAAGGTTGATGCACATGCAGATGCTATGCGTAAGGAAACCCTGATGCTAAAAGCTAAGGGAGAAGCATTCTTACGTGCTAAAGAAGAGCATAATGCTACAACTGCAGGAGATGCTAAGTACACTGATGAGGCTTTCATTAAAGCCCAAAATGAGTACACTGAAGCCAAGGTGTTGTTCGAGAAACTCAAATCAATCGTTGCTGATAGCCATGACCTAATTGATGCTATCAAGTCTCGGGTAATTGATTTGCAAGGTGCTCGTAAAGATGAACGACTCTCTTAGGCTAATCAGGAAGTTCGCAGGTCGCAAAGGTGGCAGGCGAAAAGTGAAGAAGGGCTTCGCAAAAACCCTAACTAGTGAGAAAGCGAGTGAGTATGCAAAAAGACGTTGGGAAAAACGCAAGACGACTAGTAACCCATCTTTTGAATAAAAACCCGCAATCTCTACCAACAACAGGGGCGAGATATTGAATATGGGGGTAAATAAATACAAGAACAAGTTCGAGATTGTAACAGGTGAACATTTAACCAAGAAAAAGGTCAAGTTTGAGTACGAAACGGAGAAACTTGAATATACAATCACAGCGAACTATATCCCCGATTTCATTGTCAAAACGAAGTCTGGTAAGAAGATATATATTGAGACAAAAGGGAATGGACGTTCCTGGGATGGAGCAGCTAGAAGGAAACTAGTTGCGGTCAAGAAGCAACATCCCGACCTAGACATACGCTTGGTATTCTGGTCTGACGGTAAGTTTGGTGCTAGTCGTAAAGATGGCACTAGGCAAACACAATCAAGCTGGGCTGAAAAGAACGGTTTCTTGTGGGCTATAAGGGAGATACCTGATGCGTGGTTACAATAGTACAATAGACATAATGGGAGATAAGACACATGAATGGCTCAAGTTCGTCCAGAAATGGAAGAAACTCAATCCACCACTCGACAACGGTTGTTACGTCTGTGGACACTGCGGAAGGTTCGTCCTCGCAGAAGAGGTCACGCTCGGTCACATATACTCCAGGTCGAGAGAACCGTCTCGTGTATTCGACCCGACTAACCTACAGCCAGAACATGCTTCGTGCAACAACTGGAAGGGTAGCAGATATTTTGAACCCAAAGTAACGCAGGCTCAATACGATTTCCTGCAGTGGATGAGTAGAATGTAACAACTTGGTGCAGCGACCTTGAGGAGCTAGAACAGTTAAGCGGTGCTTCAATCCGTCATCGGCTAGTTAGTACAGAGAGTAAGACTGAGTAAATGACTTCTTATTAGGAGTAACAGCCAAGTTTGTAAAAACCACAACACATTATTATAAAAAACTCTTGACTTTTAGGCTCGAGTTTGATATAATACCAAGCAGAGTAGAACAGTTAGAGAGACCTACTCAAAACCACTAGGTTAGCAATTTATCAGGGTAGACTAACTACCATCTACAATATCAACTAACGAAAGGACGAATATTCGTACAATCGTGAAATGGTCTAAATCCGCAGTAATCCTTGCTGTGGTGGCAGTCCTTCTAGCTGCTTTTGTGTTTGTGAAGACAGCTCATGCTAATTCAATTAACGAGGCTCAACAAGCTGTAGTTAAGTCACAACAAGAGGCTAGTAAAACTAAAGCTCAACTAGAAACCATTACCGAAGAGAAGACTAAGCTCAACACTGAGGTACAGGTAAGAGATGAGAAGATACAACAGCTTGAGAAGGAAAATGCCGAGTTAAAAGGCTAAAGCAAGCTAAGTTAGATGCAGCACGACAGCAGACCAGGAACGCAAATATTAGCGTGGTTGCAGTCAGTGGTAACTGTGCATCTTGGCTTGCAGAAGCTGGTGTGTCAGACATTCAGAATGCTATGATTCTTATCAATAAGGAATCTGGATGTAACCCTAATGCAGTCAACCCTTCTTCGGGAGCGTGTGGCGTAGCACAGGAATTACCTTGCGGTAAATCTGGGTGTTCATTAGGAGATGGTGCTTGCCAAGTTAAATGGATGAAGTCTTATGTGGATAGACGCTATGGTGGCTTTTCACAGGCTCTAGCGTTTCACTACGCAAATAACTGGTATTAAGTATCGGGCTGACTCGTAGGAGTCTCATGGAAGTGCCTCAAGCGACCATCGGTCAGTGGTGTAGCGAGATAGCTACGTGGACACACATCAGGTTCGAGTCCTGACGCTGGCGTTTATTCCCCCTCGAGGGATGAGGTAGTACCCACTAGGCTTGCTGAGACTTAGATTCTCGTTGTGCAATCCTACATACTAGTTGTGGGGAATCCGATAGGGTTTGACCAATAAAAAGGCTGGTTGGTGGTTTCGTAGCCTTTCCCCATTCAAGTTGTAGAATCAGGCGATAAGGACTGTCTGTAAAACAGGACTAGTTGGTTCGAGTCCAACCTACTTCACCAAATAACGTTATAAGGAATAATCATGGGTAAGAAGAAATATCAGCCTACTAACAAGCCTCGTCCAGAAGCACCTAAAGGTCTTTTTGGTAATCCAGGCAAAGCTGAGACTAAGATAGTAAATAAATAGGAGGCAAAGGTGCTCACGAGTATAAAGTGAGTTAAATGTCAAGCTGAGATAAGACGCAGCCCCTCCTTTCTGGGGATGATTAGGATAGACCAGGCGTAAATCCACATGTGGAAACCCTTGGCACGTGAGTTCGATTCTCACCATCTCCACCATATAAGGAAGTAGCTCAGTTGGTTAGAGCACTGGTCTCCAAAACCAGGGGTCGTGAGTTCAAGTCTTACCTTCCTTGCCATACACATACCAATCAGGCGTAAGTCAGCCAAACGAGATTTCCGTAGTAGCGGTTGATGACCGTTCCGTAGAAATACATCAGAGCCAATCTTGGGCTATAGCCCTAGTATGCAGTGGGAGTGCGTTCCCGACTACGTTTTAACTGAATGGGGGTTAATCACCTCGTGGCATCGGGCTGGGAATCCTAGCCGAACTCGTAGCGAATTGGTTGGTAGGTGTATGGTATAGAAAATAATGGAGAATAGATGAGTAATACTAATAAACCAGATGAGACCGAATTATGGCTCATCAATGAGGCAACTCAGGAAGATATAGAGCGAATAGCAAATGAGTAAAATAATACTTTATGACCTGGAGACAAGTCGAACAAGAGTTGAGGGTTATGGCAATAGATGGGATTTCAAGGTTGTAAAGTTTATTAAACAATCAGAACTCATGTGTTATAGCTGGAAAGAATTAGGGGAAAAGAATGTCCACTTTGTATCACGGTACGACTTCAAAACGTATCACGATTTTGTTGAGAGCTTACGAGAACTACTCCATAGTGCGGATGTTACTGTCGCACATAACGGTGGCAGCTTTGACGATAAGATGGCTAACAGGTTCTTCGTCACTGAAGGTATTGCACCTCCAAAGCCACGGAAGACAGTCGATACTAAACGTGAAGCCAAGCGTTGGTTCAGATTTGAATCAAACTCGCTCGATGACCTTGGTCAATCTCTTGGACTTGGTAGGAAAGAAACGATAGGTTACGCAGACCTCGAAGATGACTACATGTCAGGTAAACCTAGCAAGAAGACAGTTAAGCTCCTGAAGCAATACAACAATCAGGATGTTAACTTACTCGAGAAGGTATACCTCAAGCTACGACCATTTATGGCAAGTCACCCGAACCTTGGAGACCTAAATCAAATTGATGGTGTATGTCCTAAGTGTTTAAGTGCTGATTTGAAGCTAGAGGGTACACACGCAAGGCGTAACGGAAGAGTCCAGTCATACAGTTGTAATAACTGTGGTGGTTGGTGTAATGATAACAGTATAGTAAGACCTAACGGAAGGAAGGTAAACGGTGTCTAGTCCAGCAGAACAAGAAAGAGAAGTATGGGTTCAACCAGTTCTCGAAGGAATGTCAGAACGTGAGATACTCGAAGGGTTCAACCCAGAGCAGTTACTCGAATATCGGGGATTCCTGTTAGAAAAGTATTCAGACCTAGAACGACAGATTCATTTAACAAATGATGTACTAGATGGATATGGTGTAAGTTATGGAGAAGACAATATAGTATTAGGGGAGAACTAGATGGCTAAAGAGTTTAGTGTTGAGTGGTTAAAAGAACAAATGGAGCTACTCAAGGAAGAAGATAAAAAGTTCGTCCTAGCCAAACTCGTGCCATCTATTTTTGTCACTCAAGGAGATAGGGTTGACACTTTTGCACTGGAAGCTAACGGTAAGTGGTCTAAGGATAAGTATCCTAGAGAAATATTACCTGCAGTCATGGCATACAAAACAGCACTAATCAAAGAACTCCGAGAGGCAGAATACTATATTCAGTACCTGCAGAGTGAAGGTTGTTATCCTCTTGGCGATATTAAAGTTAAAGTAACATACGAGGAAAAAGATGATAACGATTTATAAAACGCCCACATGTGCATATTGTCCGATGGTAGCTAAACTATTTGACATGAAAGGAGTCAAGTACAACTTTGTTGACGTAAGTGAAAACCCAGAACTACGTCAAGAAGTAATAACAAAATCTGGGGCGATGACAGTGCCTGTTACGGTATTGAATGACTGGGAAGATTTCACAGTTGGTTTCAATCCTGGCAAGCTACTAGCATTAGCAGCAAAGGGGTAATTCAATGGGAGTTGAGTCAATAGTAATTGTAAAGAACGGTCTTCTGGGATATGTAGCAAGTCTACGCTTTGAAGACAGTACACGTGATTGCGACATCGCACACACGGACAAGCAGAAACTTTATAAAATGATTAACTACACAGTTAGAAGGGGCGGTCATGTCAGCGAATAACGTTTGGATTGGTAAAGAGCACAATGGTAAATGGTACGGTTGGGATGAGATGGCAGAGATGAACATGGATGACCATGAGGCAGGCTATCGCCTACTCAACTATGAGTCAGCTATGGTTGAAGCAGATACAATCGACCAACTACAAACTGAGATGGAGGAAGCAAGCTATCTTGGTTATGCAGAATACGGTTGGGACTTCAGTGGTCACTTACCAAAAGATGGAACACCAATTAAGTTTATAGGGGGAAATGGTGAAAGTAATCCTGACAATTAACGAAGAAATCATCCACGTAAGGTACGATACCAACAAGGATGTGACCCAGCTAACAACCAGACGAGAAGTAAGCGGTAGTGGTATGTGCACAGTCTCATACAGACGAGGCGAATACAACGAGTTTGAGTTTAACGGTAGGGAAGACTTTAGTGATAAGTTTAAGCCCTGCGTAGAACCACAACTACTAGATTTCTTGAGGGTAAGGCGATGAGTAAGACAGCAGCATTCCCTAAGATTCTACATATTGGCGATAAACAAATCCTTGACCTTTTTGAAGGTGAAGTGGAGATTACGGAAAAATTGGATGGAAGCCAATTTAGCTTCGGTAAAATAGATGGTGAAGTAATCACTCGCTCGAAGGGGCGTGAGTTCACAGAGCCAGATAAACTATTCGCACCAGTATGGGAATATGTACATTCGATAGCCGATAGGTTGCCAGAAGGGATATTCTTCTATGGTGAAACACTAGGCACACCAAGGCACTCGACACTGGCATACGATAGAACACCAAAGAACTTCTTTGCAATGTTCGGTGTATATGTGGCAGAGACACGAGAGTTCCTGAACTACGATGCTATCGTGGAATGGAGCGAAAAACTTGATGTTGACCCAGTTCCATTGCTATTCCGTGGAGAGATTAGCCAATCTGAAATCCTAAAGTTTGTTGACGATACTGTTAGCTATTTAGGTGGACAGAAAATTGAAGGGGTGGTCGTAAAGGCTTACAAACCCTGGATGTTCCTTGGTCAGATTCCACTGAATGTTATGTCAGGTAAGTATGTGACTGAAGCATTTAAGGAAGTACACAACAAGGACTGGTCGAAACTCAACACTGGCAAGGGTAAGTTTGATGTCTTGAAAGAGAACTATCGTACAGAAGCACGATGGAACAAGGCTATCCAACACCTTGAAGAAAGAGGAGAACTCGAAGGTACTCCACGAGATATTGGTAAACTACTCAAAGAAGTCTATACAGACATCGAAGAGGAAGAGCAAGAGAATATCAAAGACCAACTTTATAGTATCTTTAAGTCAGATATTATGAAGTACGCCACTCATGGGTTAGCCCAGTGGTATAAAGAAAAACTAATCAAAGGAGATTCTGATGCCAGTGAGTAACGGTGAAAATAAGGACGTAGCAAGGCGATGGATAGAAGAGATAGATTCAACACATGTTGTTGTGGACATCGGTGCTGGTGTGGGAACTTACAAATCCCTATTGACAGACACGAAGGCACACTGGGTTGGAATAGAGATATTCGCTCCGTATATTACGGAATACAACCTGAGAGACATTTACAACACAGTAATTTGTGCAGATGCTCGATACTTGGACTTCAACCTATTGGGCGAGATAGACCTTGTGATTGCAGGGGATGTTATAGAACACATGCCTCGCAACGATGCGATAGGTTTACTAGATAGGCTCAAACAAGCAAGTAAGAATATCATCATAAGTGTACCGATTGTAGAATCACATCAGGGCACGGTTAATGGTAACGAGTTCGAAACTCATCACTACCAATGGGATTTCGATGAGATGCTCGGAGTATTAAACTTCGGAGCAAACGGTAAAGTGGTAGAATCATTAAAGGGCGATGTCTTAGGATATTACCTATGGAAAAAAGGGGAATAAAATGACAACATTTAATAGAATCACTACAGACCATCTGTACGATAAGATTCACGAAGCAGCACAGACTGCAGCACCTTTGTTTCAACTATACGGTTGGACTTATGGTGATAGTAACGTACCACCATCACACAATGAGTTGGTAGACACAATAACACGATTGGCAGAGTCAGCACTTGAATACTTCTACAATTCAGACGAAGAGTATAGGGATTCAGAAGTTGGTAGTGGTCGATTTAGTGTAAGAGTAAAAGAGTTCGCAGACGAAGTTGATGTTCGTATCGTACTAGACATAGGGAGTAAGTCATGGTTCAAAGCACAGCCGAAGTATTAGAAGAGCGTGGTACACGTTATGGGGTATTTATGGGACAAGCACAGATAGCACAATCATTACATCTTGTATTAGAGCAAGGAATGAAACTAACTGGCAAGACCAAGTTTAGTTTCTCTCCAGACCAGCTCGAAGCAGTTAATATGATTGTCAATAAACTGGCTCGTATTTACAACGGAGACCCACACTACTCTGATTCGTGGAGGGATATAGCAGGTTATGCTACATTGGTTGCAGACAGACTTGATAACGACAAAGAAAAAGAAGAACGTTTAATCAAGGCACAGGAACAATATGAACGAAACAGAGACCCAAGACAAATTGAAGCAGATAGAGCAGCTAATGCAAACCCAACCTGGGAAGAAGACATTGAGCGACAGGCAGCTGGCGAAGAGCCTAGAGTCGATAATCGACCCACAGGACAGCCTGAACTGCGAAGGTTGCCAGTAAGGTTGGAAGTACAAGATGGAACAGATACACTTACCAGCCAAACCCAACCTGGAGTACCAGTACCGCCAAGAGGGTAATGTCACAGTAAAATCATTAACGCCAGAGTCAGAGCGATTATGGTCTAATTATCTAAGAGAAGACCACTTCGCTCGACAGGCATTGTATAGGAGTTTACATGCAGAAAAACAAGAAGAAGTTTCCGATTCCTAATGTCGTATATTCGATTGCGACAAAGGGAGCTGGCTGGTTTCACTTTCCATTTAACACTGGAGAGAATAAGAGAAAACTTGAAGAAGCAAGAAAGGCAATAAATGGGAGCGACACTAACTGAGACGACTCAGGAACGACAAGTCGCACAAGCTCGTCCTAAACTTTTAGCACTTAGGGGTCTACCAGCATCTGGTAAGACTACCTACGCTAAAGAGTTAGCAAATAAAGGGTGGGTTCGTGTGAACAAAGACGACTTACGAGCAATGCTAAACAATAGCAAGTTCAGTAAGGAGAATGAGTCATACATACTATCACTACGAGATGAGATTATTATTTCATCACTAGTACAGGGGAAGAACGTTGTTGTTGATGACACCAACTTAGACCCTAAACATTTAATCGCCTTCGAGTCTATCGCAGGTGAGTTCCTAGCAGATTTCGAGATTCGATTCTTTGATACAGACCTACAAGAATGTATCAGACGTAATGCGTTACGAGAGAAGCCAGTACCAGAGAAGGTGATATATCAGATGCACGAAAGGTATCTTACTCCACCTCCACAGGTAATCACATACGATGATAATAAAGAAGAATGTATTATTGTTGACATTGACGGAACACTAGCACATATCGCAGATGGTCGCAGTCCTTATGACGCAAGCCGAGCCATGAACGATTCACTAGATGATGCAGTCTCAGTAATAACAGCTATGTTCTATAATCACGGATACAAAGTTATCATCCTTACAGGTCGTAACGAAGAACACCGTGAAGTGACTGAAGAATGGCTGAAGGCAAATAATGTTGAATATGATGAGCTTTACACAAGACTCAACACAGATGTTGATGAAAAGGGTAAACAGCTAGAAGATTCAATAGTAAAAGAGCGATTGTTCCGAACTCATGTAGAGCCACGTTTTAATGTCAAGTTTGTGCTTGATGACAGAAACCGTGTAGTAAATATGTGGAGGCGTATCGGTCTCAAGTGTTTGCAAGTAGCACCAGGTAACTTCTAATGATAAAAGTAGAAGACGTATATCCAATTACTAGGCGTAAAGAGCCTGGCAGTGACCATGAGTATGTTTTCATTACTGATGAAGACCTCAAGGAATACACTCCGCCAGTTAAGTTAGATAGCCTAATGAGGCAACTGACTGGTCAAACTCGATATATGTGGGGCACGTACCCAGGAGATGTAGAAGCATGGCTAAACAGCAGACCGAATCTCGACTAAGGGAATCACTTAGGAAAAGAGACAAATACGGTGCTGTGCTCAAACCAGGAGACATTTGCGTTTGGGGTAGTAAGGCAGGTGCAATTATTTGTATCTATGCTGGAACTGCCCCAGGCGGTATGACTGGTAGATATGGTTCATTCCATACGCCAGTAGGTCTGAAGAGTATAGCATACAAGAATATCGTGGTAGCCTATGATTCAATGGGTAAACGAGTAATCAACCATGATATAACTAAACGACTGATGAGAGAGTTCTATGGCTAAGATAGGCATATTCAGAAGTGGGTTTTGGGCTGCAGGTGGCATGGAGACATGGATATATAACATAGCTAAACGATGGGGTAAGACCCACGATATAACAGTTATATACGACAACGCAGACCCGAAACAGATAGATAGATTACGTGAACTAGTAAAGTGTGTAGAGTACGTTGGTCAAGATTTTGAGTTCGACACCGCAATATGGTGCTACGACTTTCTCGGTTTTAATAACACGAAAGCCAAACGTAAGATACACGTAGTACATGCAGATTACAGTCATACATACAACTTTGACAAAGGTGCATCAAAGCTACCATTTGTTGATGAAGTGTACGCTGTATCCGCAAGGGCAGCAAAGTCTGCAGCAAAGTTATTCAACTTAAAGGTTGATGTTCTTTATAACCCGATGGAGTTCGCAGTAGAGAAGAAACCATTGAGGATTGTTTCAGCCACAAGGCTGACACACGAAAAAGGTCTCGAGCGAATGGTTAAACTAGATAAAGCATTACAGAAATCTGGTATTGAATATATCTGGGATATATATACACCATCATACGATGAGGATAATATAACATCAAGGTTTTCTAGTAATGTTACATTCTATAAGCCAATCATGTCGATGATGAACAAAATGAAGCAATATGACTTCGTTGTTCAGATGTCAGACACTGAGAGTTTTGGATACACTATAGTAGAAGCAATGGTACTGAAATTGCAGTTAGTGGTAACAGCTATACCAGTTTTGCCAGAGTTAAATGTTAATAAGCACAACGCTATCATAGTTCCGCTAAGGAAACATTTTGTCAATTATGATAAGATAGTAGAGAAGATGATTGCAAAGTCACCATATCTACCACCAGAAAGCGACTACGATAAACTGTTGGGGAAACCTTCTAAGTCTAATTATAAACCAACTATCGTCAAGAACATAGCATCATTCGATATTATGTTGCCAGACGGCAGGTGGCTTGAGCCTAAGAAGAAGACAGTAATAGATAATTACAACGAAAGTATTAAAGGAATTAAGGTTATAAAATGAAGTACAAATTAGTTAAAGTAGATGAGCTAAACGAACTATTAGCAAAGGCTCGTGAGATTAAGCGAAACGAACGTGATGAAGCATACGAAAGTGGTTACGATGACGCAACTGCAGAATCAGAAGCACAACGCATTCGAGAAGAGCTACTAGCTCCAGCATACAAAGCACTCGAAGCATTAGCAGAAACTATGCCACTGCACGGTCAACAACTGACCTTTGCAAAGAATCATGTTCGCCTAGCGTTCATGGAACTAGGTTTTGGAATGGCATTGACGAATGGCTTAGACCCACTCGCTAATAAAGTTTCAAAGTAAATAAAAAAGACACTCCGTAATGGGGTGTCTTTTTTTGTTGCTTAGAAGGGCAACAGACCTTTGACTGGAGTCGCTGGATTCTCGTGAATCGAACGGTCAATAGACTTGAGCACTAATAGAATAGTACCACCTAGTGAACCACCGAGACTTGGATTATCCGTCAACACAGTAATAAGAATACCTGGGATTGCGAACACGAGCAAACGTGCAGCCTCCAAAGCAGCTTTCTTAAATACCTTTGTATTCACAGTTGTCTCCTTGTTTAATACCCTATGTTCCGTATCTCGCCCCTGTTGTTGGTCAGGATTTGGCGTTGCAACGGGTTCAGATGGGTTTGTATCCACCTCAACATTTTCAGAGGGCTGTTTTGCAGTTTCGTCTTGGGGTGAATCAGTGGTAATCTCGTCATCCTCTCTAGTACCAACATAAATAACTGCATTCTTTGGTGCAATAGTGCGGTCAGATGTTACATGACCATCAATGGTTACAACAGTGCGTGTACCATCCACTCCATCTGATACAACTATGTCATCCCCAACAGCTCGTGAACTGTCAGGGATTCTAGTAGTTTCAAACGGAATCTTAGTTACTTCCGTGTTCTCCATTATTTTGCTACCCAATATTTAGCTAGGAACTGTCCGAGTCTACGAAGCCACGTATCAGCAACTTCCTTATCACCAGTTTCCTTTTTCTCATACTCAGCAATCTTGTCGAGTAGTTTTTTATTTTCTTCGGTCTTTTTGACGACTTCTGCATTTGCATCACTTAGCTTTTTGTTAGCTTGTGTGAGGTCGCCCCTCAAATGTCCTGCTATATTCCTGTATAGTAGTGACTTTGGTTTTTGCGTGTAATATGGTACTGCACCAGGGTCAACTACATCAGGTATGAGCGTTTTGAATGCGTCCCTGACCTCTGCTTCTCCTGGAGATGTTGTACCAAGAACATCGCTATACAAATCACGTATATCCCTTGCTGGGTAATACGCTATCTGGTCTGCGTTTGGTGGTGAATCTATGTATTTCCAGAATACCTCTTTCACCCTCGCTACTGATGGTTTCACTGCATCCTCCATTATATATTTATCAAGATTAACTATTTGTTGACCCTGTGAGATTGGTCTTGTATTCTTTGTGGTATATAGTGCCCTTGCACCATTTTGTTCAAAGTTAGCCTCACCAGCTAGGTCAATCCAAATGTGTCCATAATTATTCCAGACACCATTTTCAAATATCCTACCCATATCACGGTTGACAACTATGTTCAACCATCCTGTACTATTAGTAGCTATACCCTCTCGAAGAAGCGTATCATTAACACTTATAGCGTTGCCCCTACCAGCGTATGGGTTTGGTACACCAAGAAACTCTAACAGAGCTTTAATCAGTGAAACACACTGACCATTGTAGATACCAGCTTTTGCGTTGACCTTCTGACCAACCTGACTATTAAGAAAGTCTCTAACTTCTTGTTTAGTTCTCGCCATCGGACTTCTCCTCTGGGATGTAGGCTGCTAGTGCTTCTTCACTAATTTCTGGTTTCTGTTCTTTCGTCATCTCTTTCTCCTTAGTTAACTGCCGAATATACCGTTAAATGCGTAAGCCGTAAGTAAGGCTAACACAGCACCGAAGACTGCAGACAGAGCATTCTGTATCCAGGTTTTCTTCTTCAGCGACTTAACATCTTCCTTAATATCCTCAATCTCACTATAGATAGCTTCATGCTCCATTTTTGCCTGTTCTTTCGCCACCTCAATATCTTTATGTGTAGCGAAGTTGTGAGACATAAGCCCGAGCTTATCGCCCAGCTCTTTGAATCCTTGGCGACTTGCTTTTTCTAATTCCCCAACACGATAGGCAAGGACAGCTGGACTATCCTCACCCATCTGTGGGTTTACGTTTACTATAGGTTGATTGTTTGTTTTGCTAGACATTATTCCTCATCCAATGCGTCATCTATTTTACCTTGTACATCAATGAATAACTTAGAAGTCATTTCATCTTGTAACTCTGGGGGAAGCTCTTTGTGCTTTTGGAAGTAACCCTGCATTGCAGTAGTTGCCTTCTGATTATACTCATCTCCAAGCCTTTGAGCCTTCTTAATATTGCCATCACGAACCGCCTCTTTAATCTTATCAAGAGTGTCGTTCCTACCAGTTACCTTTTTAGTTGCAGCATAGTAATCGTAGAACTCTTTTTGGGTTTCACGAGGTAATTGCTCGAATGTAATATCTCCAGAGCCTTCTTTCGAACCAAGTCTCATTTCGCTATCAGTTAAAGTTGGGAATCCATCTTTAATCCACTGACGACCTGCATCCGTAGAATACTGACCGAATAGTGAAGCCTTGAGTTGGTTATCTATACCCATATCTTGCAGGTAACGAACCTTACCTTGTGGGTTTCTGCTGATACCTTCTGTAGTAGTTTGTAGTCCTTCTACAGTCTTTTTGATTTGAGTACCAGCTGGGACAATCTGTGACCAGTTGTCATTTAAGAACTCATCCATCTTACCAGATTTAATCGCATCGAGTAATCCAATCTTACCCTTACCGTTTCCAGCAATGAGTGAGACTAGTGGTGAACGATACAACGATTCTCCAGCAGTAGATTCTGGGTCAACAATACTTGAAACCTGGTCGTAGAATGGAATCCATTCCTTCTCGTTGAATCCGATGACAGGCTTCAGTATCTCTGTGAAGAGAGCTGCAGTTGCACCAGCTGCGAGTAAATTACCAGCTTGTTTATAGTTGATTCCGTAAGTTCCATCTTTTCGCTTTATAGTCTTAACACCAAGCTCTGCAAGCATTTCTGCCTGTTTGATAGAGAAGGTAGCCAGCTGTGTAAGTGAGCGAACACCTGCACCGTTAAGTTTGACTGGAATATCTGCAGCACTTGTAATGAACTGAGTATCTGCAACCTTTTTGATTGCAAAATCCTTAGCATACTTTTCAGCAGCAGAACCCTTCAAACCTTTTTCTACAGCTTCTTCAAGACCCATTGACTTAGCTCCCCAATATGCCTGTGCACGAAGTGATACGTCAGTACCACGAATCATACCCATCATAAAGTTAGCACCCTTTCCACCAGCGTTTTGAATCTTGTTCAAACGTCCTAGTTCAGAGTCAAGGTCTACTTGGAAATGGCGACTAATACCACCATCGAAGATACCAGAGTCTATCATTTCTTTCCACTCTGGGGAGTTTTTACCTGCCATAAATGCACGAGTGGCTTTAATAGCTCCTTGTGTAGCATTCTTAGCACCGATACCTGCAACCGTGTTCACAACCTGGGTCATGTTACGGATAGCAGTACCAGGGTTTAATCCCATGGTAGCGACAGCACTAATCATACGTTGAGCACCTAGCGTCTGACGGTAGTGATTACCACCAGTTGCCTTACCTGCTTTACCTAATGCAGCATCTACTGCACCATTGAATAGCTTTTCAGCACCAGATGGTTCTGTGATACCCTTGAGGTTTTCAATGTATCCATCCACCCAGTCACCAACGGCTTTGCTAGAGTTGACTTGCATTTTTATATCTTCTAACGGTTTAAGAGCAGGTTCGAGCAGCGTTTTACGGTTGTATCCTCGAGAGTACGCAGCCATAACTTCAACTATATCTCGGTTGAAATCACCACCTTCTTCAAGACGATGCTTTAAGTTACCGAAGCTAATGTCAGCTGTAGTCTTACCCTTAAACAATCTTTTTACATTTGGGTCATTTTTGTTAAACAAGTGAGGGAAGTAGTCATCAAGAGTCTTATATCCTAGTTCATTCAAACCAGCCTTCTTTGTATCGAAGAACTCTTTTACTAACCCTGCAGTTTCCTCATCGAAACCACTTAGTGTGGAACGCTTACCTTCAATAAAGTCGATTATTTGGCTTGCTTGTTCCTTACCATTGATACGAGCTGCAATCTTAGAGATTACACTGATGTCAGCTTTATTAGCCTGGTTAACTGCAGATTCTGCACGTATAATACCAGAGAAGATTTCATCGCTACCTGTGAGGGCTTTAATGTTCTTACTTGGACTGGTAAAGTTGAGCAGTGCTTCTCGTACACCACCGATGTTCTTAACGTCAACTACGTTCTTCGTCTCATCCATAGCCTTAGCCTGGAATGCCTTCTGAACATCAACGTCTTCCTCAACAACCTTTTCAGGTCGAGGAGAGCTTGAAACATCATCAACGATTGCTTCTGGGTCGTTAAACCTTTTAGCAGTATCGAGGTTACTAACCATAGCGTCACGCCTAGCCATAAACTCAGCCTGGTCAACACTTCGGAAGTTATCAGGAGCTTCTTGCATCAGTAGGTTACTGTGATTTACAAGTTCCTGTTCCTTAGTATCCAGGTGGTCTTTGATTCGAGTCATCTTCTCAACTTGTGGTTGGTCGATTTCGAACTTCTGCTGGAGTTCATCAAGGTCAGATTGATACTTTTCGTTAAGTTTTGCATACTCGATTTCCTGACGAGGAGCAGGCATGTCGGCAATTTCTGCCTCACGTATCTTGTATGCTTCATCCATTTGCAAGTGATGTGCATCCAGCTTGTCTTTGGTCATAAGACCATTGAGTTGCTGTTCAACAACACCCTTGTCATCAAGAAGTTCTTTTGCAGCACTCTTGATTTCTACAGGGAAATTATCATGTCCGAAGATGTCAACAGCTCCCTGAACTGGTGTATCTGGCATAGTAGGTAAGTCTACATTACCGCTATCGAACTCTTGGAGAATCTTCTGTGCTTCCACAGGGTCATTTGGTAGACCATTCTTTTCGAACTGAGCACGTGCATCTTGACGTTCGAGAGTGAAACCACGTTGTGCATCGTTCTCTAGTGCAATCTTACGTTCTTCTTGAAGTGCAAAAAACTTTGCTTTTGCTTCTTCATTAGTAAGACCTTGAGCACCTTCTGTCTGCATCTTCTGAATCTCTGCGTCAACTTCTGCTATATCTCGAGCAGGAGTACCAGCACGTTCTGGCAATAGCTTCTGTCCGTTAGAGGCAGCAGCATCACCGCTATCAGTGAGACCAATCATTCGGTTGCCCTGGATTTGGTCAAACTCAGCCTTACGTGCAGCTTGGTCAGCAGCAGTGGCTTCTGCATCAAGTGCATTAATCTTTGCTTCTGTGTCAAGAGCTGCAGCAGCCTCATCAACACCAGCCATAGGAGCACCAGCATTAACCTTAGTCTTTGCAGCAGCTTCGTCTATAGCAGCTTGGGTCTTGCCAGCTTTACCAGCTATGACCTTACCTGTAACAGCACCAAGTCCACCAGCGACAACACCGCCAGTCACAGCACCTTGTGCAGCACCCTTTACGACATCCTCGCCCCTTGCAGCAGCACTGGCAGCTCCACCTGCAGCACCGAAGGTAGCACCCTCAGCACCAGCTATAGCAGCTCTTTTTGCTACTTCCTTTGCAGCCTGCTTACCACCAGCTTTGACAGCTTGAGTAATGGCTTGCTTTCCGCCTGCCTTTACAGCAGTACCAGAACCTAGAGTAGCAACGTTCAAGAACGTACTAGCTGCAGCACCTGCGGTCTTCTTGGCATCTACTGCCTGAGACTCATCAAATTGTTTTTTATTTTCCTGAGATTTTTCGTCAAAGTTAGTGGTCTTTTTGTAGTCTGTAAGTTCTTTTTCTTTAGCAGTCTTTAGAGCTTCAATTTTCTTGAGGTCTTCCTTGGACATCTTACTGACATCAGCACCACCGTCTCCTGCTACCATGCCCTTATCAATATAACTACCGTAGATATTGTTTATCTCATCGTTATATTTCTTCTGGATGTTGTTAGCACCTTCTTGCAGTTTAGCCTGGTCATTGGTGGCAAGAGTACCTTCTACAGTATCCTTAATACCAGTGTAGGCATTGACTGCATCATCTTTGACAGATATAGCAGCGTCCTTAACAAAGTTACCAACGCCACCTATCACATCACCTGCTTGTTCGAAGAAACCTTTACTCTTCTTAGCATCCTCTGCCTTAGCAGCTGCCAGAAGTTCCTCTTGTCGTTTGCGTCTTCGTTCGTCTTCTAATTCAGCTTTCGTTGGTTGCATGTCTTGCTGATGTTTGGCAAAACCTTTAACGAAACTGTTTAAGTCATCTTCATATAGTGGCATTATTTATCTCCTATCCGTAGTAATACGACTTCCAGCTGCCTTCGTTTTTCTGTCCCTTACCAGCACCTGTGTACTTCCAGAACTCTGTGGCGAATTGACCTGCGTCACCGCCTGCTTGTCTGTAAAGGTCACGTGCTATTTGGAATGTTGATGGGCTAACGTAACCGTCACCACCCAATCCTTGAGAGATAACCGAAAGTGCAGCCTGTTGAGGACTTACTGCTTTAGGAGCACTTGCTGCTCTAGATGCTGCAGCCCTAGCGTTTTCAGCTGCTCGAGACTTAGCATTCTCTGATGCCGTGAAATCACGTTCCAGTCGTGCTGCTTCTGCTGCTGCTTCTTGAGCTTGTTTCTGTAAGTTCCATTGGTTTAATGAGCTTACTTGTTGGTCTCGAGTACCAGCTGCCCTGTTGCGGATTTCGGTATCGAGTGCAGCGTTCTGACCTTCAAGTGTAAGAATGTCTGATTGCTGTTGAGCCTTAGCTTGCTGCTTTCCAGGGAGGTATTTGGTAGATAGGTAATCAGCCTGTTCAGTAATAGGAATACCACCGAAGGTTGTTCCCTTACCAGTTGCTTGTTCGTTTATTTGATTGAAGCCCTGGGTTTTAGCAGCATCCAGTGCAAGCTCACTGGCTTTGTAAGTCTCGTTGGTATTCTGAATACCTTTTGCGATGACTCCACGTTGTGCTGTATAACCTGGTTGCAACTCAGCCATAATCTGGTCGAGAGTTTGCACTGTTGGTGCTGTAGCCATTATTTTTCCTCTTGTTTAATTCTGTTGTGTATTATACCACACTTAGTTAGATTTGTCAATACCCTTATGCGATTGTTGGGAAGTTGTACAGTGAGTTATATGGGAATCGTGCAGATGTTGCAGAATCCGCAAACTGACCAGTGAATGATTGGAAGTTACTATATGTATTTGTTTGATAGTCATAATCGACTTCATCAATATAGATGTAGCTTCCAGTTGGTGAACCGCCTCCGCCCATACCACCAATCGGTGTTCTTGTTGGGTTTGCAATATCCCAGTATAGAGGAGGTAGGATAGCCTCAGACCTTGGAGCAAATGTCCAAGAGCCAGCCACCCTACGAATCACAGTTTGTAATACCAGGTTTTCAGTATTAGAACCTCTATAAAATGTGTGGTTAACTTCAAACATATTCGTACCATCGTTGAAGATAGTAGAATGATAATCTAAAAGATTTTTAGTTGTCCAGTTTCTGACAAAGATTTGCATCCTGCCTATGAAACCAGCTGCGTTCGAGAAATTAACGTTTGGTATCGGTATGTTTACAATACTCACATAGCCAATATATGTACCGTTGAGTGTAATGTTACCGCTTCTGCGACAATCGTTTACGCTTAGTGATACATATTGACCAGTATGCGTGTTAGCAGAAGAGTTAATAATCTTCCACATCTGCCAGTCAGAACTCATAACAAGTTCATCATCGGTAGCTGTGTTGGCATCTTTACCATCTTCGCTAACCTTAATCGCATAACTGCCATTCTCTTGTTTACCAAGAACAATACGGTCAAAACCATCCTCATCAGTTATGACTTTTCGTCTGTCTTGAGACTGAATCTGGTTGAAGTTCTGGTTAAGAGCGTTAATCAACGTAGCCATGTCCATCTGAGGACTTAACTTAATATAGGATGGTACAGACATTTAGCTTACTCGCTTCCAGACGTAACCTACGATGTAAGGTGGCATGTTTTCACCGTCACCCTCACCTGCAGTAACGTTACCAAACTGGACTTCACCAGACGATGTGGCAGCTGCCTGTTCTATAAGTAAACCAGTGTTACCCTGGTATCCAAATCCATAATGATTGCCACTCGCACCTGCACCATTGAACAACCATTGCTTGTGAGCGTGATTGTGTGCTTGCATTTTCTTGTGACCACCAGTTTTTTCGGCTGCGTTGAACTCTGTTTGAGTTCCATCATAACCAACTACGACACGACCAGCAACTGCAGTCCAAGTACCAAAACCCAGAAGCGTTGCAGGGTTTGTGTCATCAGTAAAGTTTACATACATAGAACCTACTGGATAAATAGATTCGTATACTTCTGCAGCAAGTTTTTCTTTTGTGATACCAGCATTCTCCATGTGGACAGCTGATAGTTTACCATTGATTTGTGCCACGATTTGTGCGAATCGCTCGTTGAAGATATTCGCAGTAACCTTCTGACCATCCTCTAGGTTTTCATAAGTAATTAAACTACCCATGTTTTATATCCTTTTCATCTTGTACGAGAATTGTGCTCCAATTAGAGCGACTCGGTTATTAACAGCCTTACGCATGACTCTCATCTGCCAGTAGTGTCCGTAGCCAGAGAAACGCAACCTGTGCATTTTGAAACTAGTACCACTAGAGAACTCGAGACCATCACCCAGCTCATGTTCTTGTCCGAACACACCACCTTCGACTGTGAGGTTTACTATTTTAGTTCGTGGTGAGTCTTGGAAGTCTCTGTCCAGTGCCACAATAAGTGGGAATGAACTATCCACGCCCTGCAGTAGTGGGAAGAACTTTTTAATTCTCTTCTTCTGTGCAGGTGACTTGAGTGCGTTATAGTTGAAACGATACTCGAAGTCTATCGGAGCACCAAGGTTGCTATAACCTGTTTCCGCTACATACATAGTTGGGACTAGCGAACTAACTTCGATAAGTTGGTCACTGTCGTCAGCATCTGAGTAAGGGATAGATTGTTTAACCCAGGTATCAGTATCATATTGGATTTCTTTCAGTTCTTCATGGTAGACAACACAAGAGTTATTGACAGCAGAGCCGTCCTCCTGAATGTACCATCGAACTTGATTCCTCCAGGAGCTAACTGTTACGTCTTCTCGAGAAGTTAATCCTCTGAATAGTGGTTCGATAACTCCACTAATCTTTTCATCATTTGTACCATCAAACTTGTAGAATCCATCTTTACCAACAAAGTACATGAAGTTCTTTGTAATACAGACTGACTCACGAGATACAGCACCTGCGAATCCTGTGGACTCTCGAAGTGTGTAGCTACCAGTATCGTAACCAGAGAAGACATACTTACCATCCTCAGTGAGAATAAATAGTGAGTCTTGGAATGATTGGATACTCGTAATAGGTGAACCAGAGTAAGGTCGAGGAGCATACTGGAATGATGTGCTCTTCCATTCATTGTACCATTGCGAACTTGCAGTAGTTGGAGTTTGTGCACCAGTATCTGGGTCAGTAGTAGCTGTTGGATTACCAGGAGCTTCAGACCATACAAACTTGTTTTTGTTTGCAGCACTTACACCGAACAACCTATCCTTATGATAAGTAACCTGAGACAGAATCTCAAGCTCTGGGTCAGTTATATAACCGAATCCAGTGTCCTTAATTGAAACATTATCTACATATAAGTGAGCAGCACCGTTGGCAGCACTGAAGAATATGTATTGCATATCTTCTGTTGCTGTGTACATTATGTCCACCTGTTGCCAGCTTGTTGTAGCTGCAAGTGTAGAACCAATCTGCGTCGCAGTTCCAAGTAGTAATACTAGAGCATTCGACAGGTCAAGATTAGTGCCCTTTAGAGTAACGTTAGCTGCGTTAGTAACCTTAGCCCAGTAACTGATATGGTAAGTATGGTTCTTGACTAGGTTGGCAGTCGTGTAACCAGACATCAGTGCACCAGCGTTTGCAATATCCATAGATGCCACACCGCTTTGGAACTGTCCAGTTGTGCGTGTTACTGTGGTGTTTGTTTGAGATGCGACCTTAGCCCATCCTGTGATGTTTGTTTCGAAAGTACCGTTAGTGATAATCTGTGAGTTAGTTGACTCTTCAGTACCATCCCATGTTGATAAGTAGTCGTATGAGTTAGCCCAGAACAACTTATTATCTGCGTTCGTAAACGAATAGTAAGTAGCACTAGCACTTAACCCAGTTTTCACACTTACAAGTGAGTGGGTTGATTCATTGACATAGTACATTGTTGTACCAATTACAACGATTGTTAGATTGTCACCGTTATCACGATTCCAGCGATATATACCACGAATCGTAGCTTCTGCAGTAGTATAGACTTTGTAGTTTATACTGAATGTTTGGGCTACTGGGCTTGTTACACCAGTGTTAGACACATAAGCTAGAGTTGTGTTAGTAGTGGTAGATACTAAGTATCCATCAGAACCATCATCTTGTACACGAAGTACAATCCAGTATGTATTACCAGAGGTTAGCTCAGGAGCTTGGATAAACCGAGCAGTGACATAATCTGCACTACCAGGAATGTCGCCATTCTCGAAGCTGGATGTTGCAAGTTTCTTATATGGTTGACCGTCATTATCTGACCAAATCTCTACAATAATTGCACTTGCACCAGTTCCAGATGCTAGTTTAACATCAAGACGAGTTAAGCGGTTCGAATCTGCAGCAACGAACTTCTGCAAGACGTTATTAAGCGTTACACCAATTTCTTGAGTAGAAGCACCTGTTACTGATTCCTGTTGGACTGTTTTTGTTTCATTTAGCGGATTGAGGTAAAAACCTGAACCCTTACGATTTGAGACTGCAACCTGTCGGTCATCAGACTGTTGTGCATAAAGGCGAAAGTTTTTAGCGTATGGAGTTCGACCAGATTTCATCAAGTCAGTAGGTGAGACCATATCTAGTCCCAGTTGTTCTAACTGTTGAAACTGAGCGAGTTTAGGAGCTGACGGAGCTACCGCCCTTGTCCCACCACCGAAATCATACGCTGGCATATTATCGTCTCCTTATCTGTATTTGCTGGTTAGCCATCTTTACAGAGCCAGGACTGAGCCTACCACCATATCGAGTTACCAGTAAATCAAGCATCTTATTGTATTCACCTTCGTGATATACTGCTTGGTCATTATCTTCATTAAACTTGAGACATCGAATGTAAGCACCGAGTACAAGTAATTCAGAGAACTCTTCTGGAATCTCTGGGACTGCAGTAGGAGTTGTAAGAAGAACAGGCTTGCGAATGTAGAACATAGTGAGTGTCATGTCTTCATCTAGTGGCTTATCGAAAACGATATTACCAGCATAGAGTGTCCACGCACTAGGCTTGCCAGGTGTCTCATTCGCACTATCAGGATACATTTCAAAGAACTTACGCCATGGCAATCTAGTTCCAAAAAATCCTGGTGTACCTGCGAGTGTAGCATGTTGTAGCAATGCTAGGTCTGCAGGAACGTTAAACATGAAAGAGCTTCCAGGTACTGTACCTGCGAATATCTTTTCTTGGAACGGAAGTTCAAACTGGTTGAAAATGTCCCTCTGAGTATCGTTAACATAATTGCTAATGATACCAGTGTCAAACTCGTCATCATCTAGTTTGTCCGTTTGGACTCGTCTGACGATGCCTTGTAGGGTATAATCCATTATATTTCCTCGTATTCCCCTGTATTATTATCTTTTTTGGCGTAGATACCAGTCTCGATGACCTCTGTTGTGAGTTCACCGCTACCTCTGTTACCAGATTGTAGTATTCCGTCATTTATGCCATTTTGTTCGTAAGACCCACTAGAACCCATCTTGACTATGAAAAAGCCATTATCGCTACCAACGACAGGGGCGAGATTTCCGAAGTTGCCATTATTTGAGGGCATTGTACCCGAACCTGGCGTATACTGTTCGCCAACTTCACCATCCTTATCAAAGTCTTTGATGTAGATGCCAGTCCGAATCATGTTGAATATCTGGACAAAAGTATCTAAATCATCAAACCATAAGTTATGAACAGCGTCATCTGCTAAGATAAGGTAGTTTAATGGTAATTCTATATTTATTTCACCGAAGTGTTTCACACCCCAGGCTTCTATAGCACCATAACCACCACCGAATCCGTTTGGTTCAATAGTGAGCAATCCACCAATCGCATCCGTAAGCAAGCTATGTGTTGTATTGTTTACAACTATTACATGCTTCTGGGTCAATCCAATATTTTGTGCGTTGTGACCATGGAGTGCGTTAGCAACATCAAGGTAAGAACGTACCGCTAGTGTAACGCTCTGTGCTGTATGACCGTGTGAAGCATTTACTATGACTAGCGTTTTATGTTCAACAAGGTCTAAGTTATCACTGTTTACACTATGTGTTGTATTGTCAACTACGATTGTATGTTTCTGGGTTAATGCTATTTCCGTAGATGTTAATCCATGGAACGAGTCGTTAATACCCAGGAAGTGTTCTGATGTAAGAGCCACATTCTCACTCATTAGAGCGTGATATACGTCTTCTACCGTTAGAACATGTTTTTGTGTTAAAGTTATATTCTCTGAAGTCAATGTATGAGACGCAGAATCTACAACAATAGTGTGTTTTTGTGTTAATGTTACGTTGTCAGAAGATAGTTGGTGGCTGGCTGGATTGACTGACAGTGCGCCAGACATTGGTAATCCAGATATACCAAGATACAACTGACCTAAGTAGTAGCCACCTAGCATATATTATCTCCTATTTAACGTATTCGAGCACTGCAATAACTGCAGTAGTACCCCAGGCAAATGAACTTGTAAAAGTTAATGTGCTGGCACTTGTCGATGTTAGTGAAATCCAGTTACCTGCAGCCTCACGATACATAAATGTCTGAGCAGTTGTAGCCGTGGAAGAACCAAGGTTTATACCACCAGTAATAGATAGATACTTAAATGTACTAGTTGCACCAGTAATACCAGTAGAAACGTTGTTTGAACTACTGGCTGCGACACTCATAGTAGTGTTGATAACCTTTCGGTAGATTACACTACCATCAGTCCATCTCTTACCAGTGTCTACTTCACTTGTTGAATACTGTGGATTGATACCATCTACATACGCCTTTACAGCCTTTTGGCTAGAAAGAGTAGTGTCTGATGTACCCAGTGATGTACTCGTTGACAAGTCTAACTGTCCGAATGTATCAGTACCAGTAGAGTAAGGAATCTTGTTTGCACCAGTTGCCAAACCAGCTAATGCCGTTAGTGTGGCATCTATTGGTTGGTATAACGTATCAAAGTAGGTTTTGAGCGTAGCTTTTATGTTAGCCCAAGTAACCTTTTTAAGTACGTTAGATGCTGCAGAGTCGATAAGTGGAACTGTATCTGCGTCAACTGGAGTTGTTTTACCAGTTGCACCATGGATACTTGAACCTACATTACCTGCGTCTGTAACATCAGCTGCGGTTTCGATACCGTCCAGCTTAGTCTTCAAAGTGCTAGTGAAAGCCTTGTTTGTAGAACCATCTGTAAGGTCATCGAACGTATCAGGTATGTCATCTAGGAATAGAGCATTACTGATTCTCCATCCTGCCTCAATATTGAGTGGACTTGTGTCAGCTTCACCACGTGCGATAGTAAATGTGTCCGTTGACTTACTTGACACCAGTAGCTTTTCAGCATTATCCAGTGTCGGAAACTCACTAGGTGGGTGAACCGTTACATAGAACGGAGCTGCAGGGAATCTAGCACCATGTCCTGATTGGACAACAAGTGAAGTACCGCTATCTGCAGGACTAGGGGCTGTAAGGACTGTGCTAGTTGCGTAGTCTTTTAAGTTACTCATTAGGCAGTCCTTTCCCAGACGTATTTAACGATATATGGCTGTAAGTTATTGTGTGCTCCACCGCCACCAGTGGCACTAGTAGGTGCTGCGATATTGAACCCAGCGTTGTTTATAGCTGCGTGGTATGCAGAACCAGCGTTAGCTTGTGCGTCTCCAGACAACCAGTCATGGGCGTGTGAAGGAATCTCTGCTGTTGTAAGGGTATGGGTCTTTGCACCACCTGTTTCGTTCAGTGTATCGAACTCAGTATCTGTTGTCGAATGACCGACAATTACTCGACCTTGGATTTTAGTCCATGTCCCGAATCCGTATAATGTGGCAGGGTTTGTGGTGACTCCAAGTGTTACTACGAAACCTACTGGCATCATTGCCTGCAGTGCTGCGGTTACAGCTGCTGGAACTGCTTCTGCTACAGCCTCATCGACTGCATCATCTAGGTCTTCTTTGTATATACCATTTGCCACCAAGTCTCCATAGGAGAAATCTTTGGCTGTAGTACCCTTTTGTGCTCTAGTAATCGTGAATGTATCACCCGATTTTGCAGTGACTAGCACGATTTCGCTGTTTATTTTCCTAGACCATTTGTTTTTCGGGCTTATGGTTAGGTAGAATGGTGCAGCTGGAAACAGAGCACCGTCTCCAGTATATACTTCTAGTTCAGTGTCAGAGTCGCTAAGTGGGGCGAACAATACACTGTTAGCAAGGTTTGCCTTATTAGCCATTTATGACTCCTAACTTGGGTCGCTTACACTTCTTCGTGCAGCACCCTCTAATACCATACGACCAGTTTCGGTTCTTCGTTCACCGAAATAAGGCAAGAACAGTTCGTAGATATATTTAACGTTATCGTAGCCAGAAACAGACCAGACCCAAAAGTTTTTGTGCTTTGGATTTTTTCTTACCTGTTCTTTGCTGAAATATCCAACACCGACAATATTGTAGAATCTTTCTAACACATCTTTGTCGGTTAAGAATATTTGTGCTCTGGCATATTTATTAGGTCTCTCTGGTCTATTGTGAAGATAGAAACTTCCCTCTCCCTCGAATAGCCCAGCAGCCCATGCAATATCAGTATCTTTCATACTAATACTACGAAGGGTCTGACACTTCTATTTTCCATGCTGGGACTGTAACCGTGTTACCTGAAGTAAGAACCTGTGAAGTACAAGTGGTTACATAAAGCAGGTTAGAGCCATCACATATTGCTACGTGTGTAGCTGTTCCATTTGAGTCAACTGGGACATCATCTTGCTGTGCAATAGTAACCTTACGACCAGAAACGTCACCATTAGCCTTCGAGAAATCGCCTGAATCGACAACAACATCTGCTAATTTATAAGTAGTGACAGCATCTGTGCGTGAAGCAGGTTCTGCAGAACATACAGTAAGAATAGTACCAGTAGCAACTTTATCTAGCAATGCGTCAAGCACTGCATCTGATGCGAGTTTTCCCATCAATTTGCTCCTATAATTATTAAATAATTATGTCTTTAGCTATTAGACATAAAAAAAGAGAGCAGGCAGATAATTCTACCTACCCTCTTAGTAGTTTGTTAAATCAGTTAACCCAAGGGTTAGGCTGAAGTAACAGGTCGTGTGATTTTAACGATGTGGTCAGCACGTAGGACTTTCACACCCCACAACTGAGCACCAGCGATAAAGTCGATACCGTTAACTTTGTCTCGGTCAGATTCAAAGCTAGGAACAGACTGCATAGCACCAATCACAGCACTCTTGTGGAACATCAAGAAGTTGTACTTGCTTGAACTAGTCGTAACTGCGTTAGAAACGTAAACTTTCATTCCATAGATTTCACCAACAAGACCAACAGTACCCTTAACGAGTCCAGCTTCACCAGTTTCTTTGAAAGCGGTAAACTCTGGAACTTGTCGCAAGTCACCAAGACCGTAGCCATTAACTACAAGTGCACGACCCTCAAGAGGAACGTTAGCAGCATCGAGTGCAGCAGCAGCCTTAACAACGTCAGCGAAAGCCAAAGTCGTGTTAGTGTTTCCTGTAACAGTGATGGTTGTACCAGCACCAGCTACAGCTTTTCGCATTACTTCCTCGTCAAGTGCACGGTCAAGGTAGCGACCAAGGCGTTGAGTATAAGGAGCACGGAACTCGTATGCAGATTGTGCTTTAAGCACGTCCTGAACACCAAGAACCTTACGAATGTATCGGTCAATGAGCAAGTCAACTTGGTCAGTGTCGAGACCATCAATGGTTAGACCAGAGACAGCGGAGTTAACTGAAGTGTCATCAGTGATTTCGTCCAAGAAGTTAAGGTGAAGTGTATCACCCTTCGCAGAGATTTCGCTTGAAAGACGACCATCAATTAAAGCCCACATGACAAGGTTGTTGACACGGTTCTCTTGAATCTCTTTCGCCCACAGTTCAGGTACGTTAAGAGCTTCATCACCAGAACCACTTACAGCACCAGTGCCGATGGTAGGGGTTACATAATTAGGCATTTATTTATCCTTTAAGATTGTATATTTCTTTTATCTTTTCATAGCAGCATCAACAAGAGCACGATGTTCTGGGTCATTAGGATTGTATTCGTTCCTAATCCACTCAGACGTTACCTTGATTGGTGTTGCAGGTTTTGAGGTAGTGGCATTTGCACCACCTGCGGAAGCCGAAAGGCTTTGGTTCATAGAAGTACGCTCATCTCGTTTGGCAGCTTCTATAGCAGCACTGGTATCAGCAGGTTTGCTTAATTGAGCTAGACCATAAAGCGTTGGCAAATCATTCAAGAGTGCACGAGCATAGTCGTCACCGAACTCCTTACGCTTATCAGCAACAATTTGAGCCATTACTGGTTCAAGTGATGCGTCCTTGCCTTTAAGGAACTCAGACTTTTTGCCTGAAAACTCCATGTTTGCGACTTTAGCAGCTAGTTTCTGTACATCTGTAGCGTCATCACCAAGTTGTGTCAATCCAGTCGAAGTTTCTTCTAGTTTGGGTTGATTCTGTTTGGTTTTGTCTAGTGCAGACTTATTGTCCCTAGCCATTTTAAGAAGGCTTAGTTCACGTTCTGATAGTTCAGACAGGTCATTGATACCTTGACCCTTTGCAAACTTAGCTAGAGCAGCGTTCTCGTCCGTCTCTGTTGTTTTAGTTTGTTCAGTAGATGCAGACGATGGTGCTTCAACTACAGGTTCTGTGACCTGCGTGTTGTTTTCCGTTGATGCTTGCGAATCCGCTGACGTTGTTGTAGGTTCAGTTGTACTCGAGTTGTCGGCAACTGACGTATCTACCACCTGTTCAGTAGTGGTTTCTGACATTATTAGGATACTCCTTTGTATTCTATTTATTTGTAGCATTAAGCACGTATTGCTCAATGTACGAAAGTATTATATCACATCCTCGACTATTTTGCAATAGGGAAGACGCTGTTTCGCCATCAATTACGACTTGTGCTCCTTCATCTATGGGAGAAGGCATTACTCTTTCCTTAGCATAGGTAGTGAGCATATCGCTGGTTGAGTGACCATATTGCATTAAATCTTTGTATGCTTCTGTTTGGGAGAAAGATAACCATTCTCTGGCTATCTTCTTCTCCCTGTCATTGTTGGCTTTCGCCTTTGCAGCGAGTTTCTTTGTATTTTTTGGTTCTACGTTTTGTCCCATTTCTTATCTCCTGAGTAGTTTATCTAGCAGCGACCTCTTAACTTCACGCTCATCATAGTGCTCTGGCATATATAATTTGCCATGGTCTTCTATGTAAGAATCACCGTTATATATTGGTTCACCAGATACTTCGCAGTATCCTAGTATGGTTCTTTCTTCTTCCATATTATATCCTTTGATAAGCTGATGTTAGTAAAAACTGCGTTTGTAATGTAGCACCGTTAAGGTAATAAGCCCTATAGTATCTAGCAGTACATTTAACAGTTAGTTCTTGTGGGACTCCAGCAGCGACAGCTACTGTTGCAGCATCACGCCACGTTGTGTTATCTGTTGATTTTTGTATCTTTAGCGTACCAGATTGGTCTGCAAAAGCACTTGCAACAAACATATTATACGCTGGAGTAGCACCACCATCCCTGGAAGTACCAGTGAAAGCAGCAGCTCCCGCAAGGTTTGTGCTAGAGTCTGTATAAACAGTTAGACCAGCAGTACCGATGTTACCTGTTACAGTACCAGATACTGGCTGTGTACCACTAATCTGTGCAGCAGGGATAGGCTCTGTAGCGTAAGAACCACGCTGCATACGCCATGCAGGAGTAGAACCTGCGGTAGCGTTGGTAGTACATCGCACACGTACCCAGTTATAGGCATTAACTGATGCTTCCCATGAGTAGGCAAGACCAAGACCAGCGTTTATAGTAAGTGTACCAGAAACTGTTTCGATTGTATTAGCGTTTGAGCGTACAACCTGTATAGCAAACCATGTACCATCAGTACCATTTGTTGAGTCCAATGAACCTTCGAATGAATACTGACCAGCGACCATGTTTGTGCCACCAGTGTTTTTAACGTGTATAACTACGTTAGAAGAACGTGTTACGTCCAGTGCTAGTGTTTGAGCAGCAGTAGTTAAGTTACCAGATACCGCATCATATAGACCTGGCATCGTAGAGACTTTTAGCCTACCCACCGAGTTGAATACAAATGGGTGCAAATCACCATCATCACTGACTGGAGATGCTTCATAATCGTGTCGAACACCAAGGCTTATAATCCCATATTCGTTGCCAACACTTGCGTCATCTATATTGTATTCAGTAGTCGTACTCTCACCTGCAGTAGATACCATGAGCCTCCCAAGGTCATCGACCCTAGGACGCTCTAATTCATTTTGACTATTTCTTCCTAACATATTTATTTACCTGGCGTTACGCTAGTCTTTAGTTTAGTCCCAGTTTGGCTGGCTCGTTGCCTTGGGTTATTACCCTGAGCACTTCCCTTGCCACCGCCACCTTGACTACCAGTTTGTGTAGCTCGTCCTCGTGAGGTATTACCAAACGATTCTCCGCCACCTTCCGTGATAGCTTCAGCACCACCAGGTGTTACTAATGCACCACCTTGTGTCAACGCTGGGTCTACTGCCTGTCCGTCTGCACCAACAAGAGCTGGAGCTGGAGGTGTAAGCAGTTCGTCAATGTCATCCTTCGGAGCATCTGGGAATATCGCAACAAATATCTTACGCAATAGGGCTTCTTGATTAACCATTGGGTTATTCATACCAAATTGTGCAGCTACTTGTACCGCCTGTGCCATCTGTTCTGCTTCAGCCTTAGCTGTTGCTTCCAGGATAACTCGAGGCTGGTATTCACCTGTATACTTCTTAGGGTCATAGTCTTTCCATGTTGTACCAGTCTTACCAACGACACGTACAGCCAGTTCCTTATCAACAAAGATTTGAATCATCTTGTAGAAGATACGTGCAAGTTGTGCAAATCCTTCATCCTCAAGGTTCTGAATCTTAGTCGTAAATCGTGTACTTGCTTGGTTAAGCTGTGCAGCAATTTCAGTTGCAGTTGTTCGTGAGAACTTCTGAGCTACACCCTGGACAGCAGCATCTGCAGCCGAAGCTGTACGCATTGCTTGTGTCAGTCGTGAGATTTCAGTATCTGCAGCTGGACTCATGTCTTGTTTTTCAATGGCTGTAAGAGCACCTTTTGGAATCGGGAACACTGCACCAGGCATTGATTCAATTTGCTCTGCAAGATGTTTGAATCGAGGGTCGATTTGCCACATATTATTGAGAGCGTATGCAAGGTTGTCTCGTTTCTGAGAACTTGTATCGTTAAGAGCTTCCTGCATAGGGATAAGCACTTCAACGTCTCCACGTGCGAAGAATAGGTTAGAGTCTGTGTAATTTCTCAGGATAGCGAATGGTAAGAATCCTTTAATACCTGGGATAATTGTCTTAGTCTCTTCTGGCACTCCATTGATTAGAGCAACACCAGTTATGGTCTTTTCTGCACGTTGGAATGGATTGTCACCCTCGAAGATAATAACACTTCGGTTAGCGATGATAATCTTTTTCTTAGCTGTGTAATACTCAATGATTTCGACTTGGTGCTTGGCAGCGTCTTTACCTAGTGTAGAACCAAGTAGTTGCTCCTTGCGAGTCTTGTCATCTGCATCACCTAGTGTACCTTCAGTAACCAAATCAAGGTTCTTGTACATATCAACCAAATCACCAGTATCGACACTAAACATCTTCTTGGCTTTTAGTTGTTCTATACTAGTCAGGTAACGATAACCAGCAAACTTAGCATAGCCTCGTTCCTCTGGGCGGTTAAGGTGAGTAGCAGTCGGGTCTATGAAGAAGTCTGACAGTGGAATGTGATGGACAAGCGGTTTGTTTTCTTCCCAGCTTACCATGAACACGCCATTACCGTAGATAATCATATCACCTACCCAGTTGAGCATCTTTTCTGTCATGTTGTTGCATGACCAGTAGTAGTCTACTAGAGCATTTAGAATCTCTGTATCCTGCTCCTGTTCCTCATCGAGAGGCATATATTTGAACTTGGGTTTAGAACCTGCTATTGCAGCCTTCAACGATTCAACGATTGAGAAGATTTCAGGGATGAAGTCATCTGCTACACCTGAGTAGCCTCGCCTTGTTCGAATAGCGTTGTAAGCCTTAAAACAATCTTCCCAAATCTCTTGGTAGTTTGTTTCGACATACTTTCTAGCACGTTCGAAATCACCCATAACTGAGCTTAGAAGCGGTTCGCCTCTTGCAATATCTGCCTCAGTTAATTTTGGTGTATCTTTATTCATTTTTTAATAACCTTATGTTTAGATTTACGGTCAGCATTACCCTTTGGTTTAGCCACCTGTAGTTTACTGGTGTCGTTATCTCCCCATGGGAACAGCTGGAATGCGATAGCCTTAGCCATCACCGTGTCATCATGTTCACCTTCTTCTGCATTCATTCGTCCACGTTCATCACGTACAAAAGCAAATGCTTCTTCGACAAATACTATGTCTGGGTCTTCGTTTAAGCCTTCACGGATAACTCGAATCAAGTCGTCTATCGCTAGTCGCTTAGTTCGAACATCTGTTTTCCAACCTAAGTTAGAAGTAGGTTCTTCAAAGTCCTCATCATAGCCCCTGTCTCGCTTATATAGGTTAGTGTAGAAGGTGTCTCGCAACTTCTGGACAGTTGTAAGTCCATGGTTGTTTACCTCTACGCCTATAAGTGCATAATTGTAGTACGCACCGAGAGCACCGAGTATTTCTCCGAACCTGTCGGGGTCACACTTGCCTCTCCATCTGGCTACAGTCTTCATTGTTGTAACATCTACAACCTCTGCTACGCTATAGTCTCCGTTTTTAAGACCTTCTGCAACGTCAGCTCCTATCACATATTCGTGAGAAGGCTCTGGTTCTGCGAAGATTTTAAGTGGTGCTACATAGCTGAAATCGTCAATATTTGGGTCATATTCGACCTTTTCAAGCACGTATTCTTCGTGAGAATCACCTGTCATTAGCTTATAATAGTCATAATCTGGTATGTCTATAGCCACTAATTCCATCTTTTCCAGGACAAGTACAGGGAAAACGTTAGCACCAGAGGCGACAAAGGCTTCATTGGCTACCGATGGGTATTCCTGGTACATTCTGGCAGGGTCAGATGCGAAATCTCGTGATTTACGCCTATAAAACTTAATTTTAGGAATAAACTGAGCTTCATCTACAGGGTAGTGGTCTCCGTCCCAGGTATCATAGCCCTTTTTGAACAAGTCAATAAGGAATAGTTCATACTCTGTGAGTTCTCCCACCTCTTCGTCATCATAATCTTCGTATTCATCAATCAACCACCATGGGAAGAAGAATGGAACGAAGTTGTTCAGACCCTTTTCTGCGTTACGCCACTCTTTGTGGAAGTAATTTCCCTTACCTTTAGCTGTTGACTCTAGGAAAATAAAGGTCTCTGGCAAGTAAGGTACAGTCTGCATGAGCGATGCGATGAGTTCTTCACCGTTTTCCCACTCACCAACCTCCGATGCGTGTAAGAACTGAACTGTGTCAGACCTACCAGCACTGGTGTTCTTTGCAGTAGCTGTTTTAATAACAGAACCAAGCCCAATCTGGTTTCCTTCATCGTCATATCTCTCGAATGTAAGGTCAGATTTAGTGTTGTATTTTATACCTGGTTTGAATATAGGATTACTGTTGTCGTAATACCTACGGAACATCATGTAGAGGTTACGAGCACTTGCGTCTTCGTGACCAATAATGACTGCAGTTTGGAATCTGTTTGTGCTTGTCCACCAGTAACATAGAGCCTCCACAATAGTAGAGAGTCCCATCTGCCGAGCCTTCAATAGAATAACTCGTACTGGTATGCCACGGAGCAGACAATAGATTACATACTTAATCAGTGCTGTCTGTGGCTTGTTAGGTACTAATCTCTCGAGTTTACCTGACTTGGTTCTAATCCAGAGGTTATTGTCAATGTACCTGAATATGTCGTTTTTGATGTCCAGTATCTTCTGGATTTGCTCCTTAGATAACTGATAATCATCCATCTTATTCTAGTTCTTCTCGATATTTAATAATCAGTAGGTTAATCAGTTTGCTCTTGTTTTTAACACCTTTTAGAAACTCCAAATTGTCGTCCCAGATGTAGAGCTGTACCTTATTTATCTGTGGCATGTTTCTCTTCCTTCGTCTCAGAACCAGCATCTAGGTTCTCTAATGGGTTAAGACCCTTTTCCTGCATCTTTGCTTTTACTTCTTCTACTCTTGTGTAGAGTCGTTCTTTGTACATTTTAATTGTACGGTTTCGCTCTGCCTTTGGCATATCCATTCGGTCAAGGACTCGCTTGAGTTCCTTGATACCAAAGTTGAATGGCTGTCGTTTTGGCATCACACCTGTTTTCTGTAGCTCGGCTATTTCTTCTTCGAGCCTTTTCTCTTCGCTTACTTCACCTTTGGTGGAGTTTTCGCCTTGCTTCGCCTGGCTTGCTTCCATAATTTCTTAATCTCCTCTTCTTCATCTGCTTCATTTGGAATGAAGACACTTTGTCCGTTAATTGTAAGATGTACCCCAAACTCGTTACCCTCCCAGTGGAAGTTGTTATTCTCGAGGTCATCTATAATACTAAAGCATAACTGCTGAAAGTATTCTTGATTTTCTGCCATGCCGAATCTAAATGTGTTGTCCATTTTACTTGTCAAACCTCCTGGTTTGATTACCCATAATGCGTAGCATTACTTCAAATCCTTTAGAGCATCTTCAATATTTACATGTCCTACCAGTTGCTTCTGTACAAACATACCCTGGTCGATACCAAGTAGCTTAATAGCCTGAATACGGTCTGATGCCTTTTCGTATGTCGAGCTGGCAATAGATGCTAATGCTTGCTTTAAGTGTTCTGGCTGTAGTTTCACTAGGTTATTAGCCTGTTGAATCCACTGTGGTGCTACATTGATTATACTCGATGCGTAGCTCTCTGAGTATCCAGCTTTGGTTGCTGCTAGATAAGCATTACCCCATGTTTCTTTTTCAGTAGGGTCAAGGTAATATCGTAGGAACTCATTCTGCTGTGGCGAGTTAGTCCACTGATTAGCAGTAACACCTTTCTCACCTTGCTTCCTGAGACCGAACTTCTTACCACGCCTTGTGGTTTTCTTTACAACAGCTTTTGTTGTAGGTTCTTCCGCAGGCTCTATAATTAGGTCTGATGAGTCTAGCTCATCTTCCGACCCATTTGGTCTTGTATCAATTTCAGTCATAAGGGTATTATATCACATGTCGCCTGAAAAGTCAATAGTAATGTTGTAGAAAATACATACCCTACCCCACATGTTCTGTTTCTGTATCTGTTATGTGAAGTCCATACCTTTTAGAAAATAGTGGTTTGTGTATTTATACCCATTACATACCCCGATGACAAATATACAACAGCTATACACTTGATTGCCCTCCCCCACCCCACCTATCACAACATAAAGCATAAGAATTGCAAACAAAAAACACAAGCACAATAAAACACTTAACAATATATGTAATTGACAGATGGGCAATAATATGTTGTGATATGATATACCATATAGCCCAAGCATAAAGGGTTTGACAAATCATTAGCACGATGGCATAATATGTATCGGGGGATGGTGTACTTATCCACAATCACTGTTGTAATTATTACACTATGCAAGCATGTCGTGCCGTGCTATTATAGTAGCATAAACATAACATAAGGATATAAAATGTTTAACGATATAGCTAATAACAGTACGTACCTAGCGATTATAGGTGGATATGTCATATCAATCAATGATTATAAAACATGCTATGCGCATAAGTTGAATACAGATGATACACTTACACGAGTCGCACACTGTAAAATACAGGATAGTTTTTATAATGATTATGGTGGTATCAATCTATATAGAGTATATGAGTTTTTAGTAAAATAGTATATAATACCCCTGTATTACAGGGGTATTTTTATACCCTAAAATGTTGTAAAAACTACACTATGCAAGCATCAACCTGTGTGCTATTATATATACATAAGGTTAGCAATGCCAAGGCAAGCAACCGAACAGACACCAGATAACAATATGGTGATACAATAACAAGGTGATGACTTTCAACCATCAAAGACATAAAAACAATCAAACAAAAGGATAAAACAATGCTCAACTATAGAATGATATTAGACCATATAGTAGCCATAATACTAAGCGTTATCACGCTCCGTAATCTGTTTACTATAGAGATATTTAGTTTAATTGATACTGCTATAATGCTATTAGCTATATGCTACTGTGTATACGTCTATATGGTATATTGGGACATAACCAAAAACTAGCAGGGGTTGGCGGATTTTGTATCTGTTGACATATTGCTAGAATGTTGTAAGAAATACTATTGTGCTTATGGCATGGGGAATATGTACAAAATACAACAAAAAAAGGTTGACACAATACTAAACGTTTGATACAATAGAAACAGTTAAGCAATAAAGCATAACAATAATAAGAAAGGCATAAGGATATATATTATGAAACTATATACAATAAATGCAACATGTGAACAACATAAGTATACTATAGCAGAAAATAGAGCTAATCACAAGGTATACGCTGCTAGAGTTGCCGAGCTTTTACAACAACATAACATTGACGGTTTTACAATCGAACGTGTAGAGGGGTATTGGCAAGGTGTACCAGAAAAGAGCTATAAAATAGGTGTAGCTACAGATAATGGTATAGAGTTGGATAGAGTTTGTGAATTATTGCGTGATATGTTTCAACAGGACGCTGTTATGTTGACAAGTCCAGATAATAGTGTAAAGTTTATATAAAGGGGATATGATGAGAAACTATTTGACAATCGAAGAAGAAATTGCATTGATATTAACTGTAAAGGGGATAACACTATGAAAGTAACTAATTTGACAAGTCCACGAAGTGGTGGTAAAGTAGCGAATCAGTTCGAAATTACAGACGGGGATAAGAGCGTGTTTCAGAGCTATGACACAGTTATAGCAATTAAGCAAGGGCGTAACTATACTATCAGTGAGGACTACAACTATAGCAATACCACATCTAAATACTTTAAGCAATGGCTGCTAGATTGGGGCTGGCGTGATGATGAGGTTGAAGAGCTAAAGAAATGGTTAAAGAAACATAATTTGGGTGATGTGTCAACTGAAGAGTTTAACGGTATTGGTGGTGGTTTGACTATTGAATACGTCAGTAGCAATGATATATTGACTAAATAGACAATTTTACAACAAAAAACTATTGACAGAATGATTATCGTTTGCTACAATTGTAGTAGGATAAAGAAAGGACAATATGAATACAACGCAAGCATTAAGAATCTTGAGGGAAGAGCTAGACAAGCACGGGTTACATCATGTACAGGTTAAGCTAAACAGTAGGTTTACTAACACTTTTGGACAGTATAGCTACCACAGACTATCAAGCTATAAAGTTGTACAGTTGTCAACTAAATTGGTTGAACTGAATGATGAAGATAGGGTACGATTGACTATACTACATGAGGTAGCACATGCATTGACAGAAGGTCATGGACATGATAGTGTATGGAAAGCTAAACTGCTAGAAATTGGCGGGGACGGTAAACGTACATACTCAAGGCATGATACTAACACACTAGAGCGTAAGCGTACACTGTTACAGGCATATTGTCCAGAACATGGGGACAGGGGACGATTCTATAGAAAAGTCAATAGAGCTTGCGGTAGTTGTTGCAATGCATATAATGACGGGCGATACAGTCCAGAGTACAAGCTACAGTTTAGAGAATTGTAAAGAATACAACAATAATGGGGTTGACAATAGGGTTGCCCCGTGATACACTGAGAGAGTAAACATAACAAGAAAGGATAATATGATAGATTGGAAACAACACCTCAAGGACTATAGAGAGTTCTTGCAATGGGACGAGGACGAAACAACAGACTATAACAATATGACGCAAGATGAAGCTAAAAAGGCTTTACAAGATGACTTAGAGTTTATTATCGGTACTAACGGTTATAGTGAACTCTATGAATCAGAGCGTGAATATATGAAACTGCTAGGAATGGAGGAAGAAGAATAATGAGTGCAAGCAATTTTTATCAGGACGGGAATCACGGATTAAATGTGATTGTACCAGATACTGATGATGAACTGGACACAAGCGTAGAGGATACTCTAATCAACATAGTTGAGGAGTTGTCAACAGCAGGATATAGTGTAGACAATGTTAAGAATTGGGTAAACACACCACGTAGTTATGATACTGGTATACAATACGCAATTCATGCACCAAACAATCGACTAGTTGCATTGTTAGAAGTCTGTACTGGATACTATAGTGGGGCTAATGTCAATATCTATACAGGACTGGACTTGATAGACCTGCTAGATGTCGAGGATGAGCCTGTGACAGTTAACAAGCGATATATCGAGGGAGTTGTCAAGGCAGTTAAGCGTAACACGGCACAATATATCAGGACAGCAACATTCAGTAATGGGGAATCAGTATATGAGAGTGTACAGAATTGAAAGTAAAGCGTCATACGGTGGTATCATCGAGGATATATGGTGGGGTGCATTCAGTAGTAAACACATAACATATACAAAAGACGCTATATACGCCCATGAGGGATGTAGTATCGGGGATTATAACAGTGACTATAGGTTTGGTTGCAGAACATTAGAAAAGCTGGTAGAATATTTTGGAAGTGATTTTGCTAGACTAATTGGAAAGGATACAATAAGAGTAGTAGAATATGAAGTCGAGAGAAAGCACGTAGTATTTAGCAAGAAGCGTATAGAGTTAACATTTAGAATTGATAAAGTGAAAGGGATGAAGGTTATACTATGATTGATACAGTGAGAAACTTTGCGATTGATTGGCAAGATTGGGCTAGTCAACAGGATATGAGTTATGCAGAATTGTCAGAGTGGACAAGTGCAATCGAGCAGTTAGCAGTATTGGCACAAGGCAATAAAAAAGATGGTGAGTTAGTTGAAGAATTGAAGGAGAATGGTATACTATGATAAGTTTGACACGAACACAAGTAAAGGCTATGCTAGATATTATCAGCAAGGATGATAGCCGACCTGCTATAGAAAATGCAAAAGTAATTCAACGGAAAGATAAGACATACTTGACAGGAACAGATGGATATGCTATGTTTTTACTAGAGGTGGATTCAGACTATGCAAGTATGGTAGGCAAGGGTATTCACCGTAGTGAGATTGAACGCTGGTATAAGCTGGCAACTGGCAAGGATAGGTTGACAGAAGAGGTGTTAAATGATATGCACTACAACGATGAAACTTTTCCCGACATCAACGATGGTATATAAGCACGATGATGAAACTAATAAGGGACTAGGCATTCTTATGCCACTGAAAGGATAATCAATATGAGCTACTTGAAAAGAACAACGCTAGAAGATTTTGATGAAGCATACAGGTACGGAGTTACCTTGACGCTAGACGAGCTAGAACGATTCGACAAGTTACTTGACAAAATTGAAAAAGAGTTTGGTGAAGATAGTATTGTGTTCACCCACCTCTTGAAAGTACGAGAACGTTTTCTATGACAGATGATGAGCACAGTAGATTCAACGAGGAGCATTATAAAAATTGTCAACCATGTTACGAAGACCATCTTGACTTTATGCAAGAATGTGAGATGGATGCAAGATTAGATGCAATGAGCGAAAGGGAAGAATATGAAGAAGAAGACTAAAAAGCCTGTTGTTAAAACACCAGACGAAATAGCAGAAGAGAAACTACTAAAGGCAATAGAGGAGCACGGTGTATGAGCAGAGAATCAATCTATAAAGGGGTACTAGCATTTAAGCTAGAGAACACCAAGTACGTGATACGATATGTAAAGGGGAATGAAGAGCTACTTGCAAGATTGCGAAAAGCTGGTAAAAAAGGTATTGAAGCAGAAGCATTTAAGTGGGCTGAAGAGCACAACAACGAGTTTGGCAATAGGTTCGAAACAGAATTGTACGATGTGTTCTGGGAAAAGGTCTGGTATGGTATTAGACCCGAAAAATAAGTACCATGATTTGATTTTGTTTGTCGGAATTGCATTGCTTATATGGGTAACATGGAGGGCATTGTATATTCTACAACAATAAACCTATTGACTTTTGCGTTCAAGTTTGATATAATACCAACATGTCAATAACGACATAATATTAACTAGACGCAATCGAGTAAGTAGCCCATAAGGTGAAGTTGCGACTGGACAAATAACATATAAGGCTGGTGTTCAGCATCACCAGTATAGTAAAAAATGGTTCGAGCGTAATTTAACACATAATCAAGGATTGTACTGACGGCTTGTGCACCTTGTCCCCGATACTCTACGGAGTTAACGTGATACGCAACAATTAAGATATAGCCATCCAGTAGGGAAGTGAAATAACTAATCAGAATTGCAACAAGAGCGTTGCTACGGTGGTTAGGCTGGATAAGGGTGTCTTACTTATATGTTCAAAACCTCTAGTAGCTAACTTCTAATAGCTCGCCCGAAGATAATATCGGGGAAGAAGAAGCCGAAGGTGTAATTTAAGATAGGAGCAAACAAATGACCAACTATAACGAAAGATTAGATGAGATACTAGATAAGTTCGGATGGACTTGCGTCGAGGATTATGCAGAGAGGACTTACTACTATGACACCTACAGAACAAGATAATGAGTTGCGAGAGGCAATACTTCTGGAGTTCAAAAACGTCCAAAGACTTGCCCCAGCAGACTATACGGAAAATTGTACAAACATTGTTATGCAACTCATCACCGCAGACAGGAAGCGTGTGGCGTTAGAAGCGAGGATAGACGAGCTAGAGCATACGTTCGTGTCTTATGACAATGCGTTAGCAAGCGAATTAGTCGAAAATCCAGAGTGGGAATATGGACAAGTAGCGGAACGCATTGCTGAA